ATCACATCTAGCTATACTCATTTATTCCTCCTTGTTTCCCAAAATACATAAAAAATACACATTCCAAAACAAAACAATAAAATTCCTAATGTTATGTTTATACTCATTTCTGGTGTAATCTCTACCATATCTCAAACCCTCCAGATTCAATGCAGAAACGTGCAAAATCCTCAACATTCATTGTATCAAATGGATAAAAGGTTGTCGTATCATTCTTGTCTGCTTTCTTTCTTTGTTCCATTGTCTTTTTGTATGCAATTTCGTGTTCAATTGCTACTCCAGTACCAATCAGTTCCATTAGCTTTTTACCTAGCTTTTCAGCATCTTTAGCATTTAATCCAGCACCATCATTATAATGTCCTTTTTGGTGCAAATCTTCTGAAATTATACCATCAGTAAAGTTATAACAAAAATCCCACAAAGGTCGCCAACTCCAAGCACTATTCCTAAAATAAACACCTGGATTTGCTCTATCAAACTCATTTTTTTCTTTCCAATATTTATCACTCAGTTCATCATCTTTAGCTAACATTTTTTGTTTTTCTTCAAACTTTATTTTACTCATCTTTTTTAATGTTGGAAAATCATCAAATGTCTTATTTTCTTTTGGATTTAATCCGTGTACGTCCATTCCCATTTTTATATCTCCTATTCTATTTCTTCTATTATCACTACTACATTACGATTTAATGTTTCTTTAATTTTCGTTCTTAGCTCGAGAGCCATTTCTTCATAATCATATACCTTTTCATTAGATTCTGACTTAGGATTTGCCTCATCATTAATAATATAATATATCGGCATTTTTATTTCTTTCATTTTATATCTCCTTGCTATTTATTGCTTTTATTAATCTTTTTCTGTTTCCATTATCTAATTGTGCAATCCACCTAATAAAATCAGTTTGCATCAATCTGAATTTTTCTCTACAATATGCATTATCCCAGCTTGTTCCTTTGCTTGGAAATCCATAGGCATCTTCTGCAAATGTTTTCAAATCTGTATCAATTGCCCACCTTACTATTCTTTGTATGCATTTACTTGTCATTTTATTCATCCTCCTCAATTTCGTGTGAGAATGTATTTTCTTGCATCCAGTCTGCCCAGCACTCTCCTTCTCCACATAATATATTTTCTGGACTATATTGACACGCATAATAATTTGCCCAGTATTCGTTTCCTTCTATTTCTTGGTGACATTGACTACATTTTTTCATTTATTTCTCCTTTTCTTTTATTTGTCTAGTACGCCTCCATAAAGAAGGCGTTTCATCTATTGAAGAATCATCAGCTAGACTAATGGAACTAATTCGGATATTTCCTTTTCGTATGCTTTATTTATTTCATTCCTTGTTTTGTTACCTACATTTATTTCTTTATTTGTGTCAATTAGTTTTAATAGGATTAATTCTAATTCCCATTTACTAAGTTGCTCTATTTTCTTTACTATTCCCATTCTCATTTTATTTCTCCTTATTGATTAATTTAAATTGTTCTCCTTCAACTATAGCAATTTTTTTATTGGTTGCTTTTCTTCTTCTGACTAGTTCAGCAATATAATCATCATCATTTAAATCGTTTTCATATTTATAATTGATTGTTTCTATTAATTGCTTATTGCTTAATTTTTTAATCTTTTTTATTTCACTATCCCAATTCTTCACTTTTTTATTTCTCCTTAGAATTTTGTTCTTAATAATTTGATTACTTTTTCGTCTTGCCTTTTCTTTAAGGCTTGTACTATTTCTTTATTTTCTAGTGCTATATCTGGATTAACTCCAACGTGAGAACATAGCATCATAAAACTCATTCTTCTCATCTTATGCCTCCTCTTGTAATTTGTTTAAATGTGCATACAATCCTTCGACTAAATCTTCATAAATATTGCATTGAACGTGTTTGTATGGCTCGTCACTATCACTTGCAAATTCCGATTTGTTGGTTAATAGGTGGGTATTATTAGCACAATATCGTGCAATATCATAATAATAAATTGGTATGTTACTATCAGCAACTTCGTGGATTGTATCTTGTATATCATCACAATTAATATCTAGTTCTTCAGATTTTATTATGTCTTCTAATTCTTCACAAGCTGAATCAATTAAATCGTCTATATGATACTTTAAATACTTTTCTTCTCTGTATTCTTTTATTATTTCTTTCAATTTTTGATTTTCTAATTCTAAAGCAAGTGCTTCTTCTATTAGTTCAACTTTTTCTTTTCTTTCGTTTTTATCCATTTTATTCTCCTTTTATTTTATTCATTAAAACATCATATTTAATATTTATTTCTTCTAATTCTTTTTCTTTAAATTCTAATCCATAATTAAATACTAACGATTGATAATCTTCATATAATTTGTTGAATAAATCATCTAATTCTTTTAAATTTTTATCCATTTTATTCTCCTTTTGGTTGGTGGGTGTAATTGTCTAATTTATCTTGTTCTTTTCTTTCAAATACATAATGTGAATTGGCTAGAGTGTTGTGTAGGACGTTAATTGATACCAGTACATATAATTTAATATCATTGTCTTTTATTTGTTCGGTTGCATCGTATAAATTCTGGAAAGCTTCTTGTAGGGTTTTTCTATCTGCAAACATATTGCAAGGTTTGAATGTTATTTCTTTTTCATAATGGATTTGCTCTTTCATTGTATTCTTCCTTTTTTATTTTTTTAATTTGGTCGCCATCGGCAACTGATGAAATATAGAAAATACCTGAGAACAAAAACAAGTAAAAAATATGAAAAATAGCTTTTATTATTAAAAATATATGATTAATATTGTGTATAAATAAACAGAAGGAGAACAGAAAATGTTCCAAAATTACATAGATATAACAGACAAAACGTTGTTAGTCCCAGTTGGAATGTATCAAAATCAAACAATAAAGCGAGTTAATGAAATTATAAGAAATTATGATAAGTCGCTGTTTGACGTAACATTAAAACAGACTGACAAATATTACATAGTAAAAATACAATCAAAAATAAATATAAAAGGAGCATAACATGCACGCCATAAAAACATACATAAAAAAAGTAAAATTAATTAACCCAGTAACATCATTTAAAAATTGGTTATTAACTGATTTAATGATTGAAACTGAAAGACTAGACCACAGAGTTGATAGGTTAGAAAATCAAACGAGCATTGATGACGTAGACAACCGAGTTGATAACTTAGAATATGACTTGGAGTCTCGCATTGAATCGGTAGAAGACAGAAGCGAAACTAACCAGGAATCAATTAAAATTCTTAAAGATAAATTTAATGTATTAAAGCATAACATAGAATCAGACAAAGAAAATCTTTTTGATATTGAAGCAGATATTAAAACGATAAAAAAAGTTGATTTTGAAGGTATAGCAGATAGGTTTGATAAGATAGATGACCGCGTTGATAATTTAGAAGAAGAAAATGTTTTAAATTCATCATTAGGTGATAGAGTTGACAATCTGGAGGAACTCGCAAAAAAATATTTAAACGCAGAACTTGAAGCTGTAGCATTAAAGCAAGAAAGAAGTGAACAAAGTCTATCAGATATACAGCGTTTAGCGTTTGAAATTTGCCATTATTACGGCGGTGAATTTGACGTTAATGATTTTGATAATTGTTATGAAATAATAAGTAAATATAATGTTGTATGGAAACGCAACCCACAGCCAAAAAAAACAAATAAAAAGGGGGGCAAATAATGAACAATAAAAAATACAATAAAGCTGATGAAATCGCAAAAATAAAAGAAGCTAAAAAAAATGGTGAAATATATATTAGTCCGCTTATATTTGGTGATAATGCTTTAGTATTACAAAGTATATTAAATAATATTAACTTAAATGATAAAGGGGGTAAAGATGTTAAGTAGAAAGTATTATGAATTAATAGCTCAATGTATTAAAGATAGTACAATTATTAATCGCAGAGACATCACGTATATAGATAAAGATTTATTAATTAATGTTTTATCTAAAGAATTTAAAGCAGATAATAATTTATTCAATCGTGATAAATTCGTAAAAGCTTGTGATTAAGTAGTAATAATAAATAAATGAAGGATAAGAAGCCCCGCAATCATAGCGGGGTTTTTTATTTGTGGTTATAATCTTACTATGATAATAAAAAAAATCTTCAAATAATAATTATAAACTAACCTCAAACCAGTTTTTAACGAGTAGCGACGGGGGTACAAGACCAGCCACCCCCACCCCCCGCACAAAAAAACACTCACACACATTCTAATGCTATTTTTTGAGTTTTTGACTTACCTTTTCTTTTATTATTAATTTTCTTTTCACTCTAGAGATATATCCTTAGTGTTATCTCTATATAGTATCTCTATAGAGTTATTAATATAATCAAATAATTCAATTATGCAAGTATTTTTTATTTTGAAAAATTTTTTGTATATTTTGCTATGGACTTAAAAGTAATCAAGGGAAATAATCACTATTTGTATGATAACATTGAAGAATACAAAGCACTAGGGTGCGGCAAACCTATTGTTGGTAATTGGCGACATGGTAATGAAGGTGATTGGGTTGAAACAGATGATGGATATATCTGTCAGATATTAAAGAAAAGCATGATTAGTCATCCTAACTACAAACAATTGCGTACAATGATACGTACGGTTTGCGGTTCATTTATTGTTGAACAAAAAACACATAGAATGAATGGTGAAGGCGGGGTGGTTGAAAACATTTATACCTTTTCTGGTAACTATAAAGCGATATATTCAAGGTCTAAAGACAGAAAACTAAATAATCGTGAATTTTTGTTCGCTAGGTATGTGGCTTCAGGTGATGATGCAATATCAGCATACAAAAAAGCCTACCCAAAGGCGGAAGATAAACGATATATACAGAAAAAATCAAATATTTTACTACAAAAAGAGGAAATTCGTACAATGGTTAAAGAAGAAATCAAAAAGATATTAGAAGATGAAGGTGTATCGCCTGAGTGGATTATAGGGCAATATAAAATGATAGCAGAGGTATCCGATAGGGACGCAAATCGGCTTCGCTCGCTCGAATCGCTCGCAAAAATAGCGGGGCTATTTGATACAGACCAAAAACAAGAACAATTAACTGTATTTCAAGGGTTCACACCACAACAACTGGAGGCTTTACAAGGTGGAAAAGAAACTAAAGTACTTGCACACGCAGAAAAATCAGAAGAATGAAGAAGATTGTTGCCCTGTATGTGACAAGGACTTATACTGGGACGAACATACTACGCAAAGGGTAGGTGTTTTAGATAAAAACAACGATGTGGAAGGCTGGATGTGCCCACATTGCAACTCACTATTTGATTTAGACGAAAATTTAACGTATATTAGCCTACCGAATATCGAACTAGGAAAAGCATAAAGAGGAGTATTTAAAAAAAAATGGCAAATGGAATGACAATTGATGATATAAATAAGTATTTTCAAGATATATATACTGTTCAAAAAGATAGAGGTCGTTTTGAAGATGGAGAGGTTGTTTTTAAAAAAGGCGACTATATACCTTATGGTGATATAGGCGGGGGCGGCCCTGTTAGAGATATAAGAAATTTAAGCGATACACAATTAAAAAACTTATTAAACAGTATGTTTGGAGTTTTTGATGTTGAAAAAGGAAATATTGTTTCAGTTGGCGGAGATACAACTATAGAGGGCAATAAAGCATTAAGAGAGGCTTTAGAAAATATAGCATTTGAAAGAGGAGCTCAAACTGAAGCATTAGATTTGGATGGTGTTACAGCAGATATGCTACCTATATTTATTCCTCCAAGAGAAGGCGACCCTTTATCAGGTTCAGATGATGTTTTTGATAAATTTTCAGCTATAGCACGTGCTCAAGAAGGGGATGTTGGCCCTGGTTTTGAAGGAAACATTTATGAATTACGTGACACAAATTATCCTTTTGAAGTTCTTGCTTCAATTCCAGAATTTGCACATTCTTTAATTGATGACCTTATAGCACAAAGTGAACAAGAAGGTGTATCAACAGAAGAAACAGCTAATTTTCAAAATTTAATTGATTTAATTGGTGCTAGACGTAGATAAATGAAAATAACAATTAAAATTACATACTTATCAGCTCTGGATAATATCTCTGTATCCAACTTACCTATCCCCCTAAGTTACTCGTGTAGTGAAATATCTAATATATCTGGGGCTGATATAATTTATATAGGAGAAAACAATGGCAGATGAAAAAATTGGCCCAATACCTGAGCCAGCAATGACTGATGAAGAATTAATGGAACTTATGGAGAATATATTCACTCCAGGTGCAGGAGCTATAAAAACGGCAGGAAAAGTAATCCCTAAAATAGGAAAAGAAGCAATAAAAATACTTAACAAAATTTTAAAAAGAAATAAAAAAGCAATCAAAAATATTGAACAATCAAATAAAATAAGAGAAAAGTTTTTTAAAAAAGCACTTGAAGATAAGAATTTTATGAAAGACTTAGCAAAAAGAAATCCACAAATGGTTATGGATGCAAAAGGAAATTGGATTGGCCCTGTAAAAGAAATAAAAAAAACATTACCATTAATTCAAGAACAACTTGCAAGATATACTGGACGAATGCCTATAAATTATACACCTATTGCAAGAGCAGCTGCACAAACACCTATGAAACAAGTTGTTCCAATAGCAACACGTAGTAGCATTTTAAAACAATTAGCAAAATTATCACCTTTAGCAACTTTGCAAAGTGATTCGGAATTACAGGAATCTTTTCCAGATGATGATGATTTAAATTTTCCTTCAATATTAGAAGAATTAATATCAGAACCGAGGTAATAAATGAAAAAAACTTGAGTAGATGTTTGGGCATCGGAGATACCCGTTAATAATAAAAAAGCTTCACGAGAATCATATAAAAAGGGAGGCAAAGTAACTCCTGCGTGGCAACGTAAGGAAGGCAAAAACCCTACAGGCGGTTTAAATAAAAAAGGTGTTGCTTCATATAGAAGGCAAAACCCTGGTTCTAAATTACAAACTGCTGTAACTACTAAACCATCAAAACTTAAAAAAGGCAGCAAAGCTGCAAAACGTAG